CAATTCAAGTGGAAGTAAAGTTATCTACAACACAGTGGGCAATTATGCCACAAGCGTAACCTTCCGTGCAAAACCATTTCACGTACCAGGTGCCAGTGGCACGTTTTCAACCTACGGCGTAACAGTTAAAAGAATGTCGCTCGACGGCATCGGCGGAACAGTTACAACCGTTGGATCCTTCACAACAAGCAGCACCGGCGCAATTTCAACCATCACAGATACGGTTACTGCTGGTGCGTACATATATTCGATTGAAAATACAGGTGTTGTTGGCGCAGGAACAGTTCCGGAAGCTATTTTGCTTGAGGTTCAACAAAACAATACTTTCCCAACAAGCCACGATCGAACAAGTAGCTATTACGATTTATCGCTACTGGTCATTGAAGGTAATCTATATGATCCAAGCAGAAGCTACAGCAGCCCTAGCGATCTAAAACAGCTTCATGCTTTTGTCGAGGATGGTTTGCGGGTATGGAAATTCCGGGAGCCCACGCCGGGAGGTTCACCTCTTACTAAGACTTTCGGGGCTAGCGATAAGTTTATTGATCTCCTGTTATGGGGAGGGCGAAATATCTCTTCTGAACCTCAAGCCAATGACTACGATTCAGATGGAGATAGCGCTTTCATTGCTTACGATGCTGCAATAGGTGCCGGTTTTCATAACACGTACAACATAAGGTACAACGGTGTTTTACCGACAACAACCAATTTCTCTAGCTGGGCTCAACAAATAGCACCCTACTTCTTGTGCGGGATTTTTGTGGAATTAGGGCTCCATCGCGCTGTGCCTTTACTACCTCTAAATACGGACTACACCATAAACACCGGAGATTTGAGTAGCTCAGTCAACGAAAGTTTTAATGATACCGAGACAAGGGAAGACCGCTTCGCGAATGCACTTATCGCTGGTTCGTACCTAAAAACCTACATTGACAGTGAGCAGCGAAAGCCTTTCCAAGTGCTGGTATCTTGGCGAGGACAAGATGAATACGGCGTTGAAACAAGCAAGACGACAAAAGTTCGTTATTCGGACTATGACGAGGACGCGCCGGAAGAATCTTTCGATATGACTGAGTTTTGCACAAACGCGGATCACGCCACCATATTCGCCAAATATCTACTGGCCACAAGAAGGTACAGCACCCATGTAGTAAAGTTCAGGACTCCTAGAAACCTTCAAACTAACTTTACTGCGCCTTATGATTTAATCACCGTAACCCTGAATCGTGTAAACAGCGAAGGCGACAATACGACCGAGTCGGATTACTACCTAGTTTCTTCGGTAACCGCTGGCGAGGATGGCATCTACGAGATAGAAGCAGAGCACTTCCCTGTTGATGGGTCGAACGCTAGCATTATCAGTAACAGCATAATCTCGGGCTCTTTTACGATTGAGACATGAGCATCTTCCCGTCGATCGAACCAAGCACTCGCGTGTGGTCTCCGGGCGAACGCCCTCAGTCTCTTTACGAGTCGCTGGACGGAATTGAGGTACGTTTTGTCCATGGTTCTAGGACAACAAAGCAGCGTTTATCCCTGACATTTAGCAACATTACTGAAGCTCAGGGCAAATCAATTACTGATCACTACGCCGCTAACGGCACCACTTACGGCACTTTTGACCTTCCGGCTGAGGTATTTGCTGGTCAGGGCTCTTACAGCTACACAAACGAATCAGACAACGCTTGGCGTTACAGCGCTCCACCACAGGTGACTTACGGTCGGCCCGGTTATCAAAGCGTTAGTATTGAATTACTAGGTGTGGCAGCCTGATGGCAACTTACTTTACAGGTGCCGACGGCGCGTTACTCGTTGATGGAACGGAAGTAGCCAAGATCAGTAGCTGGTCAATCAGTGGCGCAGCCGAAGCACTCGAAACCACGACGACAGGTGATAACGCCAGAACGTTTATCTACGGGCGCCAAGAATACAACGGTCAATGCACTGCTTTGTACTACGAAGACAGCGCTGGAGCGTTGGCGATGTCCTCATTGCTGTCCAACGTCTTTAGGACTAGCGACACCCCAGCAACCTCTACCAATACGCTCTTGCTTCAGTTAGCTAGCGATAGACAAGTTCAAGCAACTGTGCTTTTTACGGAAGCTAGCATCAGTGCTGCAGTTGGGCAGGTTGTAACGGCTCGGCTAAGCTTTCAAGTGACCGGCAATCTAACGACTGCAACGATTGGTGGTTAATCATGGCGGTTTATCTAGGTGATGCAGGTCTAGTTTCGCTTCAGCGCTCCGGTGGAACGTCATACGCTTCAACTCTCGACCCAGCTGACGTAAACGTCGCTCAAAAGCGCTTCAGCTTTGATTTCCCAAATACGACTTTCATTACAGGCGACTACATAGAGATCAGCCGTACTGACGGCGGCGGAGATCTCGACTTTATTGACGCCTCCGGTTTTAGTCCACCGGGCCAAGCTCCTGCCGGTGCCTGGTACGTCAACGTCGATGCGGTCGGCGGCATTCGGTTATTCCGCAATTTTGGCGATGCCGTTAATAGCAATGTTGACGACGCCGTACCACTGCAAACACCCGGCAGCAGCTACCCGATTTCTGCCCGCGTTGCTGAGTCTGGGTACAAGACGCTAGGTAATGTCAGTTCCTACGAGCTGAGCACAAGCCGTGCTTCTCTTGACGTTACGGCGCTGGGAGAAGAGTTTTCGAGTCAGATCAGCGGTCTTATCTCCGGTCGAGGTCGGTTTACATGTTTTTGGGACTTCGGTGAACGCAGCGACACCGAAGTATCTCAGTACATCCATGAGCTAATCCTTCGCCAAAAGCTGGGCAGCAACTTCAGCGCAGCCCTGACCATCAAGCGAGCTGATTACAGATCAACGACCGATGGACCGGACCCAAGCGATGAAACGCAGTTGTTCTATTTAATTGAGGGCCTGATTACTAACGTCGGAATTTCGTTTTCCCCGTCCGACGCGATCGAGTCAACGATTGAATTTGTCACTACAGGTGAGATCAAGCTGCGATATAGCCGAGGCGGCAGCGTCGCGGGTGATCTGCTGCTCCAAGAAGATACGAGCGCACTAGACCTAGAATCTGGTACAGGACGCTTGCTTTACGACGAGGGCTAAACCATGGCTGATCTTAAGATCTCACAGCTAAATAGCCTCGCTGGAACGTCCCTCGCCAACAATGACGTATTAGCCGTTGTCGATACCTCGGCAAGCGAGACCAAGAAGATCACGTCAGTCGAGCTGGTTCGTTACGGCTATGGCCTAATCAGCAGCGGCACTTTAGACGGCGACATTATTGAAGCCGCAACAACCACAGACCGTGGCACGGTCCAGCTAACGGACGCCACTGATTCAACTAGCACTACAACTGCTGCGACCGCCAACAGCGTCAAGCTCGCTTACGACAGGGCAGATAGTGCTCTTCAGACAACAGGTGGAACCATTACAGGTTCGCTGATTATCACTGCTGACCTTACGGTCCAAGGCACAACAACGACTATCGACACAACAACGCTAGCGGTAAAGGATAAAAACATTGAAATGGGTGTCGTTGGCACCCCAACAGATGTCACTGCTGACGGCGGCGGCATCACATTGAAGGGCGCGACCGATAAAACGATCAACTGGGTCGATTCGACTGATGCCTGGACGTTTAGCGAGCATATTGATCTTGCTACCGGCAAAGAGATCTATATCAACGGCACTTCAGTCCTTAACGCCACGACTCTCGGCAGTGGCGTAACAGGATCAAGCCTTACCAGCGTTGGTACGATTGCCACCGGCACCTGGAACGGCACCGCAGTAGATCCGGCGTATGGCGGCACGGGCCAAAGCACTTACACCGACGGTGAGCTGCTGATTGGCAATAGCACCGGCAACACACTGAGCAAAGCGACTCTTACTGCTGGCTCTGGCGTCACGATTACTAACGGCAGCGGAACAATTGAAATTGCTGCTACTGGTTCTGGTGGCACAGTTACCAGTGTTGACGTTACTGGCGGAACCGGACTGACTTCTAGCGGTGGTCCGATCACAAGCAGCGGATCAATTACCGTTGATCTTGATGACACCGCTGTAACCGCCGGTAGTTATACGGCAGCAGATATTACTGTCGATGCGCAAGGCCGTTTAACTTCAGCGGCGAATGGTGCGAACGTCGCCAAGACGAATGCAGCTAATACGTTTTCCTCGGAGCAAACTTTAAGTGCAGGTTTAAGTGTTGATGGTCCTTATGAGCAAACCGCCGAAGCGATTGCAGCTCTTGATGTTGATTGTTCAAGTGGAAATTACTTCACAAAATCTATCAGCACGTCTTCGACAATTACTTTTAGTAATATCCCTTCTTCTGGCACTGCTTTTGCGTTCACTCTTGAACTAACATTGACAGGCTCGTCAACTGCGATCACTTGGCCATCCTCTGTCTACTGGAACGGTGATGCAGGCCAGACCGCGCCAACACTGACAGATGCCCGCACGCATCTTTTTATATTCGTCACTTCTGACGGCGGAACAACTGTGCGCGGTTCTTCTTTGGTTGATTACACCAACTGATTTCTGATGGATCCGATTTCCCAACGTATTGCCCTTGGCGCTGCTGGTGTAGTTTCTACGCCTTTGCCGCAAGGTAATGTTTACGCGACTGGCGCCGTTACTAATCCGGGCGGAATTGGTGCAAGTCACGATATGACGTTACCAGTTACTCCTGCTGCAGGAAATATCATTGTTGTTCAGTTGGTTTACAACCCAGCGACAATGACAACAGCGGGTTACACGCAGATTGGCACAACACTTAGTACTGGAGGTTATTGGAATAACACGTATTATCGCGTTTGCAACGGCACAGAAAGTGCAACGCTAACTTTTTCCGGGGGCGATGGAATTGCTGTAATCTACGACGGCACCGATAAAACCACTGTATCTGTGGGTAGCTGGGCAACAACAACCACAGCTAATTTGACCATCACACCACCAGCGGCCACCACTCTTGGTGATGTTGCGATACTTACAGCTGTTGACAGGGCCTGGTCTGCGACCATAACTGCTCCAACCGGTTATACAAAAGTTGGTCCTGGCCGAAGTAGTAGTTTCTTCTCTGTAAATGGTTTCTATGACACAACCGCGAGCAATGCAAGCGCAACAGTTGTAAGATCAGCGGCGGCAAACTCTTTCACTGGTATCGGGTTTAGACTAAGCTAGCTCTTTTGGTTCTCTGAACCATGTACGTTTTAGCCCCCAATCAAACCGTCGAGATTTTCCCCTACTCAATCGGCGATTTGAGACGAGACAACCCGTCTACAAGTTTTCCACGCAACCCAAGTGCTGACCTATTGGCCGCTTGGAACGTATTTCCAGTCGTTGAGCGTTCGGCGCCTTCGTTTGACTACGCAACAGAAAATTGCAATCAAGTCAACCCTACGCTTGAAAACGGCAAATGGGTAATGACTTGGGAAGTCACCAACGCTTCCGCAGATGAAATTGCTGAACGAACAGTCGCGAGAACAGTTGAAGTACGTCAAGAGCGGAATACAAAGCTGTCGCTGACTGATTGGCGTGTTGTTTATGAGATGGAACGTGCAGCAATTGATGGTTTAGGTGTTCAGTATCCGCAGGTATGGGCTGAGTATCGTCAAGCTTTACGCGACATCACTACGCAAGACGGGTTTCCGCATAATGTTATTTGGCCTCAAGAACCTAGTTAATGGCAACTAAATCCCGCACTTATCCAGCTCGCGTAACGACTGATGGCAAAGCCTAAAAGCTTAAATGGGCTGACCTTTATTCAAGGAAAGCCTAAGAAAACCCGTCAAGGCAACGGTCAACACAGCCGCCCACGGGGGAGCCGCAAACTTCCTCGTGGTCAAGGCCGATAAAGTATTTCTAGCTGTGAAGGCTGGATGGACAGAATCAACATTGAGTTAATAGGAGGCATCCTTGCGCTTGCTGTTCAGGCTGGTATTGCTGTTTGGTGGGCATCCGGGATTCACTCCAAGATTTATCACTTGGAGCATGAAATCACCAAAATGCACATGAACGTCGATCAGAACACTGAGTTTCGCATCAAATGGCCTCGCGGCGAGATGGGCGCATTACCTGATGACGTAAAGCAAGATAGCGCTATCCATGTATTGCAAGCTGAGGTTGAGCGGTTACGCCAACGGCAGCAGTGCCGATAAAATAAAAACAGATGTTCTATAGCTGTGATTGAAATTGCCGCCGCAGCTATAGGAGCCTGCATCGGTGTTGCTGGTGCGTCCGCATCTGGCTTCAGCCGCCGTACCAGCGAATCGAGAGACGCCGTAATCCGCCTAACAATGGCGGTGGAAAGCATCGCCGGAAAGCTAGAGGAACTACACCAAGACATGAAGTCCGATCGCAAGGAGATTTATAGCAAACTGAGCAGCCACGATCACCGCCTGACAATTCTCGAGAACCGCGATAGCTAGTATTGAAGCACAAGGGTTCACTACCATGCACCTCGAAGAAATCATTGCCCACCCAGCATTCTGGGTTGTTCTGGCAGCAGCATCTGAACTCATCGGAATGAGCAAACTCAAAGATAACTCCGTAATCCAACTGATCTTCACCGCACTCCGCTCCATCAAGCCAAAAAAGAACTGACCCCGCCGGATGGCCGCTGGATCGTAAGATTTAGCACCCGCTCCGCATGGTCTGCCGTGGAACGCGCGATTGCAAAGCGTAAATTCCACGCAACCTTGAAGCACCGTCTGGACACCGCCATTGAAATTTGGCGTGCAACAGCCCCCGACGAACCACCCACACCCGTCTACAAAGAGGACGGGTGGAAAATGAGCATCCATTCTCCCTGGAGCGATGACGCAAAAACCGATCCGCCTGAGTGATCTGTTCCGCTATTACCAAGCGTTACCGCACCAAAACGCTGCGCTGATTGAACTCGAGCAGCTCATCCTCAAATCCAACCCAACCGCTTTCGACCGCGACCAGCCCTGGTACGCAACATGGAAATCCGCCGTTGACCCAAAGGGTGAAAACAGCTGGGACGGCATCAAAGCAGCAGCAAAACAAGCCGGTGCAAAGTACCCGGAATGCGTAGCTGCTCAATGGGCACTGGAATCCGGTTGGGGCCGCCACACTTCAGGCAAAAACAACTTCTTCGGCCTTAAGGGCGATGGAACGGAGACTTCCACCTCCGAATACATCGACGGCACCTGGATCGAGATTACGGACAGCTTCATCGACTTCCCAAGCATCACCGCTTGCGTCGAGTACCTCGTCCAACGCTGGTACAAAAACTATAAAAGCTACTGGGGTGTCAACAACGCACCCAACCGCGAAGACTGCGCCCGTGCCCTGGTGCGTGAAGGATACGCAACCGATCCAGAGTATGCCGAGAAGCTAATCCGCCTAATGGACGAAAACGAGACCACCGGATCGAGCGAAAAAGTTCTGGACGTTCCATACGAATACCAGCTGGACAACGCATCCGGCACCGGCTATCGAGAATGCTTCTCAAGTAGCTGCGCAATGATCGCCAAGTTTTACGGCGAAGTCAGCAGCGACGATGCCTATAACCTTATCCGCAGCGAGTTCGGCGATACAACATCCGTTGGAGCGCAACTCGATGCCCTTGGAGAGTGCGGCTTAAAGCCCCGGTTTATTACCAATGGAACGGCTGAGATTTTAGAAAAAGAGATCGATGCAGGCCGCCCCGTTGCAGTCGGCTGGCTACATAACGGACCAATCGGTGATCCCAAAGGCGGCGGCCATTGGAGCTGCTGTGTGGGCTACACCCCAGAGGCACTTATTTTCCACGACCCAAACGGTAAAGCCAACATGTTGAAGGGCGGCTATGAATCAAACACCCAAGAAAGCGGCAAGTTCGTGCATTACAGCCGCAGCAATTGGCTGCGCCGCTGGGAATGCGACGGCCCTGGAACGGGGTGGGCAATC